TGGCGGGATTGGACGCAGACGAATTATTATTCCGTTTGATCGTGCGATTCCAAAAGAGAAAAAAGACGTGCATTTTCCCGAAAAGGTACAAGCGGAAGTTTACGGCATAGTGAATAAGCTATTATCCCTTTTTCCTGAACCTGACGCAGCAAGGGCGATTCTTGAAGAATACAGGGAATTAGATGAAGGAAGAAGCATTAAGCGCAAAGCGAATCACTTAATTGACTTTTTAGGGCATTTTGAGCTTAGAGAACGCCGAACAGAAAAAGCCCTACGACTGGGAAGCGCGCGCGGTGGATTTATTCCATACGGGGATAAAATGGGCAAGCCTGATAGTATTTATTCCGCCTATTTGTTTTTTTGTGAATGTAACGGATTAACGCCAATAAACAGATTTAGCTTTAATAACGCGATAGCAGATTCGTTTAAAGAAATTGGCGAAAAAATACCTTATGAAGTCAAAATGTACTACGGAAGCCAAACCACGAACGCCTTTTGGAAAAATAGAGATCTATCTATTAGACAATGGGAGGGCTAAACTATTATAATGCCAACGCGGTGGGGGTTTCCTACTGGAAAGGTTGCGGTTCCGCCCGTATTATCCTGTTCGAATCAGGCAAACCACCGCACTAAAGCAACACAGAATAAGGCGAGAAATCGCCTATTTTTTTGCCCCAAAATCATCACTTCATTAAATACCACTTAAAAAAGTGGCTTTAATTTTCCCATAAAAAACAAGTCAAAGCCTTACGCCACAAGGCTTCGTGCGTTTAAGTGGAAAAGTGGAAAATTTTTTCAAAACTTTTTTTTCTTTTTTTATACCGCGCTTTTTTCTTTATTTATTTTTAAACTCCGTTAATAAGATTCTTATTTCAATTTCTTTAAAATTATTTCACAGCAACCAAGGTGGGAAAATGAAGATACCAAGAAGCGAGCGCATTTTGAATGATTTTATCGAAGGATTAGATGGCGCAATTCTTACCGCACTTTCTGAAAAATTAGACAATGAGCAATTAAGAGTGCGAATTATTGAGCTTATGCAGGAAGCCTGTGGCGGGTTGTTAGTTTATATTCCGAAAGGATTGACAAGCAAAGTTAGTGCCAGAAATTCCATAATTAGAAAGGAATTCACAGGCGATAATCATCATGAACTGTCGAGAAAATACGGCGTAAGCATGCAATGGATTTATGAGATTTTAGGGGAAAAAAATGAATCAAATTGAAATATTCCGCGCAGGAAAACGGCCAGACGCAAGCGGGCAAATGATTGAGATCAAGCAACAAGATTTAGCGCAAGCAGTAACCGCTTATAGCCCTGAATTGCATGAAGCACCTGCAGTTATAGGGCACCCCAAAGACAATGCGCCCGCCTATGCGTGGGTAAAACGCCTTAAGCTTGAGGGCGATACATTAAAAGCTGAATTGACACAAATTGACCCGAATTTTGCGGATATGGTGGAAGCTGGACGATTTAAAAAAATTTCCGCGTCGTTCTATCTTGCCAATAGCCCACACAATCCTAAACCCGGTTATTTGTATTTGCGTCATGTTGGATTTTTAGGCGCAATGCCTCCGGCCGTAAAAGGATTGCGTAACCCTGAATTTTCCGACAATGAAAGCGGGGTAGTAAATTTTGCATTGAGTTTTGAAAATGACGAAATGACCGCACTTAAAGCTGAAAACGCACGCTTAAAAGCAGAAGTGTTTAAAAAGGAAACATTGGAATTCACTGATAGTTTGATTCAAGCAGGAAAATTAGCACCAATTGTGCGTGCCAAAGCTATCGAAATCTTGAACTATGCTGAGGAATGCGACAATGCGGGCGTTATTAGCTTTAATGAAGGTGAGAGCTTAGTACAAAAAATGCGGGAGTTTCTAAATCTTCAACCAAAGGTTATAGAATTTAGCGAAATAGCAACAAAGGAACGCGCAGTAAGCGGGCAATCAAGTGATTTAGTGCAATATTCAGAGCAGACCCCCGCAGACGTTATCGCATTAGATCAGCAAATCCGACAATGCATGAAAGAAAAAAACGTTGACTATAAAACAGCGTTCAACATTATTCATAAATAAACATAGGAGCCTAAAATGACTTTATCAGCACAACGAATCCAAGACCCAATTTTAACCGAGCTTGCGCAAGGCTATCATAATGCTGAATTAGTATGTGAAAGCCTTTTCCCAGTAGTAGAAATTGAAAAAGAAGCAGGAAAAATTCCACAATTCGGGCGTTTAGCATTCCGCCAACAATCAACCGTTAGACAAGTCCACGGCGATAGTAACAGACTTACACCGGAAGATGTAACGCAAATCAATGTAGAGCTAGAAGAACACGATATTGAATACCCTATCGATTACCGAGAAGATAATGAAGCAAGCTACCCATTGAAAAAATATGCGCTTTCTGTGGTGCAAGATGTTATTGCACTAGGGCGAGAGGTTGAAACAGCTAAAATAGCTCAAGATGAAAACAATTACAGCCAACAAAACAAAATCACGCTTTCCGGCACGGCAAAATTGACTAACGCCAAAAGCAACCCCTTGCAATTGATTGATACAGGCTTAAACGCAGTTCATTCAACGATTGGAAGAAAGCCTAATGTTTGCGTTATTTCTGCAGATGTTTGGGCGGTATTGAAACAAAATGAAACGCTTTTAGAACGTATCAAATACACAAGAACAGGCATTTTAACACCGGAAGTTTTCGCAGAACTAATCGATGTTGATGTGGTAAAAATTGGATCCGCCATGCAAGAAATAGGGGGCAATTTAAAACCTATTTGGACTGATTGTATTGTTCTTGCCTATGTATCTACAAAAAGCAAAGAAAAAGCGGGAAGTATTTTTGACCCGTCTTATGGTTACACCGTACGCCGAAAAGGCGGGCTATTTGTTGATACCTATCAAGAAAAAGGCGGAAAAGTTCAGGTTGTGCGTTGCACTGATATTCATAAACCACACTTGGTTGGGAAATCAGCCGGCTACTTAATCAAAGGTTGCATTACCGGGTAAAAACCGACATACTAGGCTTAAATTGAGCTAGTTATTCAAGTTTTGGCATAATCCCGCGGTCATATTGGTTCATGGGTAAAAATAAGCGGGATTATGCTAAATTATGTTGAATTTGGCGGGAAAGGTTACATAGTAGGCAATCAGTTTAATGACTTTGTAAAATAGTACCCATTTAAGTACCCAATTAGCCAAAGCCTGTTTTATTTTTTCTTTTTCATCAAATTCTTATTCATTAAATTCGGTTGTGATTATCCCACCTTGCTTTTTTTCGTTTAAAATAGCGCATTCTAGTGCATTTTATAGTTCATACTGCTTCATTCTGAATCATATTGACCGCTAAAAATAGTACCCAATTTAGCATTCATTTATTATAGTCTCTAAAAACTTGAGTATTACAGATTGTAGAATTAATGCGGCGCTACAGTTTTTTTCAATTGATTTATATAGAGAATTAAAAAAATTTCATTAAAAATATTTGTTTTCTAGCTGCATAAAGTGGTATAGTCGGGTTGTGGTTATTGCCATCAAATTTAATTAAACCTTTAAATTAAAGAGGACTATCTTTATGAAAAAATTGATTAAATTTAGTTTAAGCGCATTATTTATTGTAACTTTGACTGCCTGCGGAAGTTCAGGAGGTAGTTCAAATAATAACGATAAACCTAAAACAGCTGAAAAAACAGCAAACGCTTCGGCACCTCTTCCTAAGAGCAAAACTACACATAATAGAGACACTACTCACAATAACGGCACAATTAACAAGCAAACCACACCAACTCCTATAAATCCTACATCTTCGGTTAATCCTGATGCCAATATTGCAGTAAAAGGCCTGAAAGTTGGTACAGTTACACGCAAAAATATTGTTGTTGATGGTAAGGGACTGTCATTAGTACCCCTAAGCTCGCCTGCTTATATAGGAGCCCCATCACCGGACGTATTTAACGTAAATATGAAAAAGGAAGGAGGGCAATATTTCGGTAGCGTTTCACTAGTGTGTACAATGGCGAAGCCTTGTGATCGACAAATTTATGCATTTTACGGTTCGGACGAGCCACCAACAGCGGCAATGCCGACTGCCGGAACCGCTTATTATAAGGGGGATGTGATTTACAGTTATGGTGGTGCAAGGACGAACAACAAGGAGATTAGATTAACTGCTAATTTTGACACCAAGCAAATAAGCGGAATTACGACGGGCGTATTTGGTGGTGCGGGAATAGAAAAAACTGCGAATGTGACTGGCAACATTTCAGGTTCTTCCGTTACCGGTAAAGTCAGCACTGATAAAGTTAATGCGGATTTAGCCGGAAAATTCTATGGAGCCAATGCAGAACGAATAGTTGGCGTATTTGGCGATGCAAACAATCAACTTAGCGGTGCATTTGGCGCGGAGAAAAAGTAATCTCCTGTTTTCTTGATAACTAAAATACGAGAAGTTTTTACGCATTTTAAATTATTGCTAATAGTGTATTAGTGGCGCGTTATGGTATTTTTAGTTTATTGTAAATAATAAGGGTTTAATAAGCCTTGTGATGACTTGCTATCTTGGCTAAAAAAACGTATAGTTTTATCGTCACTAATGACAATAAAAATCTTATCTTAATAATTA